GCGGATCGACACAACGGGGTAGAACGTCCCGGCGGTGGTCAGCGTTTTCGGGGTTGTGATGGGCGTCCCGGCAGATAGCTGTGCCCCACGCAACTCATAGCCGCCCTCAGAGATCACGGTGGAGCAGACCTGCTTGAGCGTGCTGGCACCGGTGGTTGCCGCCGTATTGGTCATCTCGTAGCGCAGCGGCAAAGACGCGGTAGTGATGTAGGTGGTGGTGACGAGGTTGGCGTGGTCGAAGTTATGGACGGGGACAAACGCTCCGTTGATGATGAAGCCCGTGCGGACAGTTCCAAGACCCAGCCACTCAACGTCCATATACAGAATCTGCGCCTTGGAGGAGTCCAGCGTCAGGCCCGACGGGCCGGTGCCATCCATCGGGTCCTGGTTCCAGTTTGCTTGCGCCACTCGGGTGTTGACCACGGACCCCGTCACGCTGCTGCGCTCGACCATGTAGTTCGTGGAGCCTTCGCGCTCAAAGTAGATGCCGTTGGCAGCGCCGTAGTAGCCCACTCGCTGGCGCAGGTTGGCCTTGGGGTCGCCCAGCACGAAGGTGCTCATTACCAGCAGGCTTTTGCCCGGCTGGTAAGCGAAGACTTTGATGGTCTCGCGGATGATCTCATCGCCGCTGGCCGAACCAACAGTCATGTTGATCAGACCCTCATCTGCACTGAACGTGGCTGCTGCGGTGCCGGTGATGCTGTTGACCCACAGGTTATTGTCAGCGTAGCGGTGGGAGGAGTCGAACATGGTCAGGGGGTTGCTGACCCGCAGACGCCCAAAGGCATCTAAGTTTGTCCCGCCGATTGATACAGGGATGGTTTCCATAGTAGCCACGAGTTGCCCCAGAATGTTGTCCAGCCGGTTGAAGTACAGGCGCAGAACGTCAGCGAACTGGTCGTGGTAGCGCTTCTCGTAGTCATTCGGCGCAGTGGGCAGGCGCGGGGCGACAACCCGGTTGAGTTCGTACTGTGAGGTGACGATCAGCGTCATTAGCGTCTTCCATCCGGGCGCACATCCAGCGCCGGAACACCCAACTGCCAGTTCACACCCAGCCCGTCAGAGCTGATCTTGAACGCCATCTGCCGTCCACGGATGCGCGTGTACACGATCTGCGTGAACTGCTGCACCGTGTAGTTGCGCTGAGCCTGATAGTTCTGCGTGCTGGTCACCGTCGGGGTGGCCGCCGCGCTGTAGTTGGCACCGGGGTTCTGGCGAGGACGCAGCGTGAACGTGACCTGCGGGTTGTTGACGTAAGAGCCATCGAACGTGATGTCCGGGATCATGCGCCACGCAAAGCCGTAGTTGTGTCCATCGCCGATGTTGAAGTCGGCGGACTGGATGTAAGAAGAGATTGGGCTGGGCGGGTTGGTGGTGCCGTCGTCCACGCCACTCTCGTGATACACCAACTGGTTGAGATAGTTTGCAGCCGTGGGGTGGTTACGCAAAGGCGTATCCAGCCATGCGGTCCTGCCCAGGTTGCCGTAGCTCCACACCTGCTCTAGGTGGTTGTAGATGACGTAGCGATCAATCACCGTGGAATTGGCAGAGCAATAGAACCACCAGATTTCGTTGTAGCCCTCATTGGTGCCGGCAAAAATCTGGTACTGCTGTTGAAGGTTGATGTCGCCAAAAATGTATTGGCGCAGCGGGCAGTACAGCGTCTCCACACGGCCTGAGTACATGTAGAACTTGTCCGTGCCCATCCAATAGCTGATGTTGGCAGCGGTGGCCGTGGCGTTCGGTCCGGCAATCGAGGTGTTGGAGCCCAGAATCTGGAAGCCCCACACAAACGGCGGGCCAAGGTACTGCATCGAATAGACGGCCGCATCCGTCCAGACCAAAATCTCCTGCCGGGTTTGTTGGTGAGCAACGATGCTGGAGCCGGTAGACAAGCGATAGCTGCCTGCCTGATTGGTCGCCGCAGGGGTCCAGGTAGCGTAGTCTTCTTGGTCAGACCAACGGATCAAAAGCGGGTCAAGTGTCGCGGAGCCATAGTCATTGCAGCCAAACGCGATCACAAAACGCGAAGCATCGGACACCGTAACCGCGTTGCAGACACTGGGGCAGCCCGAGTCCGTTAGGTAGATGCCTGAACTAGTGGGGGAGAGCAACCCTGCGCGGTCGTAGATCAACGGATTGGCGTTGACTGCCCACAAGTACAGGGCCCCGCCACGGGGGTTCATAATCAAGTCTTGCCCAAAGTTAGATTGGCTCCACTGCCTCAACTGCACGCCTACGCCGGCGCCCGCCGCCGATTGACCCCATCCCGTGGCGCTGCTGTATTGGTTGACTACGGTGCCATCTGCATGGGCCACGGCAGTGCTGCCTACCCCGCGCACACAACCAGTAAAGGTCGTAGGGGTGAGGCCAGAGTAAGTGATGTACTCGCCCTCAATACCGATTGCGCCCGAAGCAGCAAAACCGGTTGTGGATGCCACCGTGATGGTCGTGGCGCTAGAGTTCAACGCCCCGTTCAGCGTGGTCGTTGCAGCAATCAGCGTTGCACCGCCCCAACCACCGGCGCCCCAGCCGGTTAGCGTGGTGAAAATTTCTTCACCAATGGAGATTTGATATGCAAACGTCGCCGCCCCCGTGGTGCCAGAAGAGGTGGCCGCCGAACTGACAGTAATGCTGTACGAGAACGAATCGATGTAGTTGATTCGAAACTCTTTGTTTAGCGCAGCCGCAGGAATTCCATTAACAGCACTGGCCACCCCGGAGATCGTGACAAAATCTCCGTTACCCGCGCCGTAGCCCGGGTCGTTGACGATAACAGTCGTTGAAGCATTGGTGGTCGTGAAGGCGTTGGCAGCAACCACGTTTACATCACGCAACGGGGTGACATCGTAGAAGTTGCCACCCGCAGATGCTTGAATATAGTACTTCAGGTGCGTGCCCAACCCCATCAGGTTGTTGCTTGCAAGGGTGACCCAGTTCCACAACGAGCGACAGGTGCCCCAAAATGATCCCGTGGGAGGCGCAGCCGATACGCCGTTGTTGTAGTAGGTGCCGGTGTCTCGCTGCCAACCGCCCAGCTTCTCCGGATAGCCCGAGCGAAAGCGCACCTTGTCCATCTCGAACCAAGTGCCCTCATTTGCCAGCGTCGTGGACTCTCTGTTCACGCCGGGTTTGAGCTGGATTTTTTGCAGCGGCATGCGTGCCCCTTATGCGGTCATGACCTCATGCGCATGCTGAATGTGCGCGATCCGGTCGTTCAGGCCAATGGTACCGCCGTTGATCTTCTTTGTCATCCCGGTGTAGTCTTTAGCATCAGCCTCTTTGTTCAGGTTGCGCTTGTTCCAATACCAGCCGGCAGTCAACGCGGCGTACTTGGGGACCAGCACGTAGTCCGGGCTGTGGATGAAGTCCATGTTTAAGGCGTCTGAGGCCAACATGTAGTTGTCCTTGCCGGTCAGTTGGATCAGGCCGCGTCCGTGGTACAACCAGCCGTCACCCGTTTCCTCCAGGCCGTTGCCCATGCGACCGCCGTAGACCTTGTTGGCAATCTTCTCAGGGTTGCGGTGATACGGCTTGGCAGCCTCCAACGTCGGAAAGCGGCTGGGCCACGTCTTCATCAATCCTTCGGCGGAGTAGTTGAGGTTCTCTTCCAAAGTTTGAAAGTTGGCAGATTCATGAGCGCATTGACCAATGAACGCAGCCTGACGGCTAGGAGTGTTGATTTCATAACGGTGAAAGACTTCCTCCAGCGGCTCGGCCCACTGGACATCGATTTTAAGTTTGGCGAGGGTGTTGGCGAGGCTCATCATTTGATTGCAGGTGCTTTAGAGAGGAGGTCAGTTTTAGCCTGAGAGCCAGCGCTAGAACCAAAATAATACGCAATGATCCCGGTCCAAGCGGTGCCGAGCGAACCGAGCATCATCAGGATGGCCGGGTTGTTCGAATCAACCTTGCCCAGCAGCATCATCACGAGGATGCCGAAGAAGCCGATGGTCACCGACGCCGCGAGCAGAGGCGGAACCCAAGAACGGGTCGCCATCTGCATGTCCCGAGCGCTTTTGCGGTCGTCCACCGCCAGCTTCTCAAAGTTCAGGCCAAGCTCTTGCGCCTGTTTCTGGAGTTCGATCTCAGCAATCTTGACCTGAGCGATCTGTTCGGCGGTGAGTTTGTTGTTGGAGATGAGGTCACCGACCTTCTCTGGCTCCACCCCGATGGCCTTGGAGACAACAGAGATTGCCATGCCCGCCAGCGGAGTACCCAGCGCAGTAGCGATAGTGGGCGCGATTTGTTTAAGCCATTCCATTACTGTTTACTCCTCGATAACATGGTTGCTGCAATCTGCAAGAGCGTGCGGTACGCATCCACATCCGGCGGTTCTTCCCGCCAGCCCACGGTGATCTGACCTACAAACCTACCCTGCTCGGGCGGCACACTGACCCGGCATCCGTAGGCCATGCCCTTTTCGATATACCACAGACCGATTTCGGACTGCGCGGTTTTGTACGCACTACACGGTATCTCGCCCGCCATGAGCGCCACCACGTCCCTATTGTTCGCCGTGTTGGTGGTGAACAGGCCAATGTCCAGCCCTTCCAGCGTTTTCTCTCGCCCCTGCTTGGTGTAGGCCCGGTACAGCACGCGGGTGCCAAAGATCGGGTTCACCTTGAATATCGCCACAACTGTGGCATCCGTATTTTTGAAAAGATGCGCCGCGACATCCTCCACCCGGTCTTCAGCGATGGTCGGCAACTTCTTTTGTTCGTTGTACGCGCCGATCAGGAAGGACTGGTTCTGCCAGATGAAGTAACCCGCAAACGTGAAGACGGCCATCAGGATGATGGCGAACAACTTGAAGGGCGAGTCCACATAACTTAGGACTCGATCTAGCACCGTGATCTGCGTCTTCTCTTCGCTCACGACATGGCCTGTCTGACGATGAAGATGACGATGGCGCCCAAGATGCCCAGAGTGATCACAACGCCAACAACCTGCGCAATCAGCAGCCGCTGGGCCACTACCTTCCTGCGCTCAATCCGGGCTTCCCGTTCTTGTTTTTCCCGGGCCTGTTTGATCTTCATCCGCTCCTTGAGCATCATCTCCCATAACTCAGGGTACCCGCCATAGACCAACTGATGTTTAAGCGCTTCTTCTGCCTCACGCAGAGCGTTGGCTTGCATCACGATTTCCATAGCCCTCCCGGTGTCGGACTTGCCGGACTTGGCGTTGTCATTGGCGGCTTTCTGGACTACGTCTTTGGCGTCAAAGAATTTTCCAAACTCACCGACGAGGCCGTTGATGTCCTTGCCTAATTTAATGGCCTTTTGAATGCCCGCGACCGCAGCTTGCGCTGTTGCAAATGCGGTGATGGGGTCGATCATGATTAGCCACCGGCAAAAACATTTACAAACACGGTTCCGTCTTCCAGCGCCTCGATCTCATGCCACTCGTTGGCAACAAGGTTCACCGGCTGGGTGTCCTTGGTCATCACCAACTCGCGCTTTTCTTTGCGGACGATGCAGCTACCAGCATGGCACATGCTCAGATGCGCAAAGCTGTGCTCATGACGCGGCAAGCCTTCACCCTTGTTGGCGTGAAAGATGTTTAACGTCGTGCCGTCTTGAGTGACGGTAAAGCGAGGGACCGAGGGGATCACAGCGTCTGCGCCCCTTGGATAGTCTGCGAGGTGTTTTCAGGGGGAGGCGCATTAACAACGGCGCTGAAGACGGAAGTGGACGTGTTGTAGTACCACTGATCCGCCACAACATCATCGGCGCATTCCGTCCAAAACAAAGGAACTGCAACCGGAAACGCTGTGTTTTCAACCTCTGCTACACGAGCCGAGTTTGGGTAAGTTTCATAGATTGGCTGTGATTGTGTTGTTGGAGTGGGAGTCGTCCACGAAGCAATGTGTTGGACGCTCACGGTGGGATCGATTAAGGCTTGTTTCATAAATTACCACTCCAGATAAACAACGCC